AAATAAAGACTTGACAATGTACAAAAAAAAGGTACAACTATATGCAAGTGAGTCCGTAATTGAAGACTTTTACGAAGCATTAGCCTCAGAGAATACACGTTTTTTAAATAAAGTACATATTCCTAAGTCAGATGTATTTTATGTACGAGAAGCCATTTACAATCGTACAGGAACTAAATATAGTTTAGATCATGTAGAGAGAGCTATGTACTTAGAGGGTTACTTGGAGTCATATGAAGTCTTAGACCCAGATAGAAAACGAAAGTATGGATGATGTTTGTAATAGTATTTATTATGTTTATGGATACTGGTTTTAAAATAGCCTCAGACCAAGTGTTATATCCTACAATGGATATGTGTGTTTCCAGTTTAGCTACACAAATGAACAGTTTAAACGCTAGTAAGCCTACACCTAATTCCTTTGTACTAGGTAAATGTGTAGAAATGCCTAAACCTGAAAATCAAACTTGAGAGTTTAACTACTATGGCTACAACTAAAGATGTAGAACGACTACCTAGTGGTAAGTTAAAGTACAGAGGTGAAACTTTCCCTGGGTACAACAAGCCCAAGAGTACATCAGGTGAAGCCAAGAAGTCAGCCGTACTAGCTAAGAAGGGTGACCAGATAAAAGTTGTACGATTTGGTGATCCTAACATGTCAATTAAAAAGGATAACCCTGAAAGACGTAAAAGCTTTCGTGCTAGGCACAAGTGCGATACAGCTAAAGACAAATTTACTGCACGTTACTGGTCATGTAAGGCTTGGTGACGTAGCGTGTGGAACATCATCAGTGGTGCGTGGACGTTAGCTAACTTAATAATGGACATTGGGCGCTGGGTAAAGAAGCAAGAGTGGAGGAGACTTGCTATGGATTTTGGTAAATGGTTATACGAATATCGCATATGGATAGCTCTGTGGGCAGGACTTACCGCCCTCGTTATCTGGTCACTCCCTTGAGTATACCACCCACGTACTTTGGGTTAAATGAATCTGGCATACAACCTGCATCTCCAGTGCCAACGTTTACTCCAAACCCAGATAAAATTATACCTGATTGGCCTCACGATAGCACGAAACAGCGTGTAACTGAGACACACTCTATGGTAGATAAACGTGCAGATAAGTATAGATATCAAGCTCCGTATGACTACCACCCACACAACGCAGCTAAGATTGAACCCCAGCGCGTAGGTGAAAACGTAGACATAGTAGTATGGTAGCTAAAAAGAAAAAAGACCCTAAAGTAGGTACAGGTAAAAAACCAAAAGGGTCAGGGCGTAGGTTATACACAGACGAAAACCCTAAAGACACTGTACCAATAAAGTTTGCAACAGCAAAGGATGCAAGGGAAACTGTTGCAAGAGTACGCAAATCAGGAAAAACTTTCGCAAGGAAAATACAAATCTTGACAGTCATGGAACAACGTGCTAAAGTAATGGGCAAGACTGAAGTTGTCCAAATAGCAAAAAAGGCTAAAGAGAGATTGCGAAAGGAAAAAGATGGCGTATCTTCAAAGTAACGTACCTTATTTTAAATCATGGGTAAGAAGAGAATACACAAAGAACTTAGAAGAATATCACGGAGAGTTTCTGCACTGCATGGTGATAGCAGTGACAACGATGCCAAACAGAACTCTAAGTTTCCAAGTTATATTTACAGGGTGCGAGTCGGACCACTCAGAGGAAGACCAAAACGTTCACGGAGGAGCTATGTGGGCTAGGATGCCCCTTACTGCCTTAGTAGCTGATACTCCACTAGAGGAGTGGCCTACCGAACTACCACCCTACATGGCGCAACCTTGGGATTGTATGTCACATCACCACTCTGTTTACGTACTTGACAGAGCCACTCCTGCGCCGTGGATAGCGAAAATAGACAATGAATTTTATCCTGCAAAGTATTATTTCACAGTTGATTACACAGATAACGAAGTAGCAGACGATCCTGCACAACATAAACAATCACACGTTTTAGAGTTGTTAGATGCAGGAGAGTACACTGGTAACTTAGTTGCGTTACCCAACAACAGAGTGAGAGTAACTCACCCAGCTTGGTTTGAGACAGGACAAGGTGCTCCTGACTTCAGACCTAACCAAAACATATTTCACTCTAAGCAGGACGTAGAGTACGTTTGGGATACGCAACGAGTGTTTAACAACATGTACAGTGATAAGGAGTAGTTGCTATGGCAATGCACGGTAACAAAAAGAAGAAAGGCATGGCTCGTGGTGGAGCTATGGCTAAGAAGAAGAAAGGCATGGCTAAAGGTGGTAAGATGGCTATGATGAAGAAAAAGGGTATGGCTCGTGGCGGTAAGATGAAAAAAGGTTACGCCAAGGGTGGAGCAACAGGTATGACTTTAGGTCAGATGCGTTCTGCAGCTAAATCCAAAGGCTACAAACTAACTAAGATGTAATAATGAGGAGAAAACACATGGGCAAAAATAAACAAGTAGGCGGCATCATTAATCCTATACAGCCTATGTACAATCCTACACAAGCAGATCAGCAGCGACAAAGTGCTATGATGCAAGGTCAACAACAGATGATGACTCAGCCTCAAGCACAAGCTGCGCCTAAAGGTGTTACCGACAACCCTATGCAAGAAGAAAAGAAAGCAGAAGGTATGTACATGGGTGGTGGACTAAAATCCCCACCTGAAGGTAAAAAGGGTAAAGGTCTAAAAAAACTGCCCACTGAAGTACGTAACAAGATGGGCTTTAAAAATCGTGGTGGTCTAGTAAGCAACGGCAAGACAGACTACCGTAAATCAGGTATGTTTTATAACAAGGGGAATAAATAATGTCACTAACAGCAACAAGACAAGAAGGTATTGAGGTTTACGAATCTCCACTTACCTTCACAACTATGAAACAAGTAGTAACCAGTATTACTGATTCTACTAAAACTGTAACTGCAGCAGAGTCAGGTACAATCTTCACATTGAATCGTGCAGGTGGTATTACAGTAACACTGCCTACAGCAGCAGCAGGACTAATGTATGAGTTTCATATAGGAACAACATTTACAGGAACACTGACAATCAATGCTGACTCAGCATCAGATACACTGCAAGGTGTGCTGACTATGGTTGATACAGACATCACTGTAAATGACTTAGATGATGGTGTAGAAAACTGTGGTTTCTCTAAACCTGCAGCAGCAGACCATCAGATTGTAATGGATGCAGACGGTAAAGGCCGACTCCTTGGTGGTATGATTAAGTACGTATGTATTACAGATTCTAAATGGGTAGTCTCAGGACACACTATTGGTGATGGTGCGATAGTTACTCCGTTCACATAAGTTAGGAGTTAACCAATGGTTGATCAAGTTGGTCTAATAGGCGAAAACTTGGGGTGGACAGTACAAACTGCTGTCACCCTGAGTAACACAAATACAACCCACGTAGATTGTACTAACGCCAGTGTAGTGTTTATAGAAACTAGTCACAAGCTAGATGTAAACTTTGGTTCTGCAGAGGCTGATGTAGATGATAACGATATAGAGATACCTGCAGGAGCACACAGTTTTATAGTTCCTAAAGCAGTAGGTAACTCTACTATCTTAAACTATAGACGTGCTGAAAGTTCTAGTACAGTTGTTCGTGTAGTTTTGTCTTAAAACAGTTGCAATCCTGTCATATCGGGGTTGCAACATTATGCATTTTATTTTATAACTAAATATGTTATAACTATCTCTAGTAAGTAAAAGCTTACAACTAAAAGGAGATAAAAATGTTTAAAAGAATATATAACTTTATAAAAGAATCACAAGAAAAGAAAATCGCTTTCTGGCAATTAAATCATATGACAGATAAAGCTTTACGTGATATAGGAGTGTCTCGTGGCGAAATCTACCAGAAAATCTACGGTAAACAAAGCTGGTAATTACACTAAACCAGCCATGCGTAAACGACAGTTCTCTAGAATAAAGTCTGGGAGCAAGGGAGGAAAACCTGGGCAGTGGTCAGCGAGAAAAGCTCAAATGCTGGCTTCTGCCTACAAAAAAGCAGGGGGAGGATACAAATAATGAAAAGATATCTTAAAAGATTGTGGTGTGCTTTGATAAATCGTAAATGCAATCCAGAGTGTGATTGTTGCTAAATGGCCTTAAAGAAGTCTCAAAAAAGTCTCAAGTCTTGGACAAAGCAGAAGTGGCGTACTAAGAGTGGGAAGCCTAGTGCTAAAACTGGTGAGCGTTATTTACCTAGTGCGGCTATTAAGTCTCTTAGCGATTCTGAGTATGCCGCTACAACCAGAGCTAAACGAAAAGGCACTAAGGCAGGTAAGCAGCATGTGGCTCAACCTAAGAAGATTGCAAAAAAAACCAGATCCTACAGAAAAGTAACTTAGGTATGATAGAGTGTAAGATTTGTCAAACTGCTTACAACAATAAAGAACACTCAATCTGCCCTAGATGTGAACAAAAAAGAGTCTTTGAAGATGGCCCTTGGAGAAAAGACAATGGCACGTAAACTTACAGAAAATCAAGCTAGGTTCCTTGAAGTGCTTTTTGAAGAAGCAGGAGGTGACGTTGTACAAGCTAAAAAGCTGGCAGGGTACAATACTGGTTCATCTACCAGTTCAATAGTGGAGTCCTTGAAAGATGAAATATTTGACGCAACTAAAACGTATATGTCAAGAGTTGGTCCTAAAGCTGCAGTTGCATATGCCTCTGCTTTGGACGATCCTACCCAGCTAGGCATTAAAGAAAAGATGATGGCTGCAGGTCAGATACTAGATCGCGCTGGGGTAGTTAAGACAGAAAGAGTAGCAGTAGAATCGACAGGTGGTTTGTTTATATTGCCACCTAAGAATAGCGATGAAGCTGAAGCTTAAAAGAGAGCGTCCTCTACAGCATGAATATTGGATGCTACCTAGAGTACCATTTAAGGTTAAGCTTTGGTTACGCATACCAAGAACAAGTCAGTACATACCCTTTGGTTACGAGATTGATCCAGAAGACAACAGTTGGCTAAACCCTATACCTGAAGAGTTAGAGCTACTAGAACTAGCTAAGAAACACGTAAAACAATACAGCTTGAGGCAAGTGTCAGCATGGTTAACTACGCAGTCAGGCAGAAGTATTACACACGATGGTTTAAAGAAGCGTTTAGATGTTGAAAGGAAAAGAAAAAGACTTACTACGATTAAACGCGAGTATGCCAAGCGGCTCGAAAAAACGTTACGTCAGATCGAAATCCTTGAAAAAGAAAGATTTGGATGTTACACCTACGAAGAAGAAAACGACAACAACAACGACATTACCCCCAGCGCAGGTCAGACCTGCAGAGTATGACGTACAAGAAGCACAGAACGTAGTATTTAAGCCTAACCCTGGACCTCAGACAGAGTTTTTGGCTTCAAGTGAAAGAGAAGTTCTGTACGGAGGAGCAGCAGGTGGTGGCAAGAGTTACGCTACGTTAGCAGACCCTCTACGTAATATGAACAACTCAGACTTTAGTGGTCTTCTTGTACGTCACACTACTGAGGAACTAAGGGAGCTAATACAGAAAAGTCAGGAGCTTTACCCTAAAGCAATACCTGGCATCAAGTGGTCAGAGCGTAAATCACAGTGGACTACACCTAGAGGCGGTACATTGTGGATGTCTTACTTAGACAGAGATACAGACGTTATGAGATATCAAGGGCAAGCATTTAACTACGTAGCCTTTGATGAACTTACACAGTGGTCAACACCTTTTGCGTGGGATTATATGAGATCACGCTTACGTAGTGCAAACAAAGACTTAGGTTTGTACATGAGGGCCACAACAAACCCAGGTGGATTAGGACACTCTTGGGTAAAGAAGATGTTCATTGACCCAGCCAAACCTAACACAGCATTTTGGGCAACGAACATTGAGACTAGTGAGGTACTGAAGTTTCCCCAAGGGCATAGTAAATCTGGTCAACCCCTATTCAAGCGTAGGTTCATACCTGCTAGTCTCTTCGATAACCCATACTTAGCTGAGAGTGGCGACTACGAAGCCATGCTTCTATCGTTACCTGAACATCAACGTAAGCAGCTACTAGAGGGTAATTGGGATGTGAATGAGGGTGCAGCCTTTCCTGAGTTTAACAGAAAGATACACGTAGTAGAACCATATGACATACCTCGTAGCTGGGCTAGATTTAGAGCTTGTGACTATGGGTACGGAAGTTTTACAGGAGTAGTATGGTTTACTATCACGCCAAGCGAACAACTTGTAGTTTATAGAGAGTTATATTGTTCTAAAGTAACAGCTACAGATTTAGCGGATATGATACTAGAAGCAGAAAGTGAAGATGGTAGTATCAGGTACGGCGTGTTAGACAGTTCCCTGTGGCATAAGCGTGGAGACACAGGACCGTCCTTGGCTGAACAGATGAACGCAAAGGGATGTCGTTGGCGGCCTTCTGATCGTTCTAGAGGTTCTAGGGTTGCAGGTAAAAACGAACTTCACCGCCGTCTGCAGGTAGACGAGTTTACTGAGGAGCCAAGGTTGGTTTTCTTTTCTTCCTGCACCAACATAATAGCACAGCTTCCTGGTTTACCAGTAGATAAAAGAAATCACGAAGATGTAGACACAAATGCAGAAGACCACTTGTATGATGCATTAAGATATGGTATAATGACAAGACCACGTAGTTCACTCTGGGATTTTAATCCTGCATCACAACGTTCAGGCTTTCAAGCTGCTGACTCAAACTTTGGATACTAATAATGGCTGTAAATGAAAACGAACAAGCTGAACTTTTCGAGACAGATGAAGTGTCTGTTATTCAAGATGGAGATGAGCTAGACGCAGGTAGCGTGGTAGCTTTTGTAACGGAGAAATATAAACGTGCAGAAGACGCAAGATACACAGACGAAAATAGATGGCTTCGTGCATATCGCAACTATCGTGGCTTATACGGCCCTGACGTGCAGTTTACTGAAACTGAAAAGTCTAGAGTATTTGTTAAAGTCACTAAAACAAAAACCCTAGCTGCATACGGACAGATAGTAGATGTGTTGTTTGGTAGCTCACGATTTCCACTTACAGTAAACCCTACTACTTTACCAGAGGGTGTAGCGGAGTCAGTACACATTAACATAGACCCCAACGCAGAGCAAGCACAAGATGAACTATCGTCAGCCTTTGGACAAGAACCAAAGGTTTCTTTTTTGTTTGACCCTGACGAAAAACTTAAACCTGGCGAGACTATGTATGATCGCATGAAGCGTCTTGGTCCTCTAGAGGATAGACTAGAACAGCTAGGCGATAAGGTTATAGAAGGTCCAGGTACAACTCAAAGTACAGTTACATTCCATCCTGCTATGGTTGCAGCTAAGAAGATGGAAAAGAAAATACACGATCAGCTAGAAGAGAGTGGTGCTAACAAACAACTACGCCACACAGCTTTTGAGATGGCACTCTTTGGTACAGGTATAATGAAAGGGCCATTTGCTATTGACAAAGAGTATCCTAATTGGGATATGGAGTCAGGCGATTACAACCCTACTATCAAGACTGTACCATCAACTAGTCACGTTTCTATATGGAACTTCTATCCTGATCCTGACGCATACAACATGGATGAAGTTGAGTTTGTAGTTGAGCGACACCGCATGACACGCTCACAGATGCGTGGCTTAAAGTCAAGACCTTTCTTTAGAGATGAATCAATTAATGAAGCTATTAACTTAGGTGAGTCATACGAAAAGAAGTATTGGGAACAAGACATGGAGGATGAATCCCAATATAGCTCTACTCCTTACAGGTACGAGGTGTTAGAGTTTTGGGGTTACGTAGACACAGACATACTTGCAGAACATGGTGTAAAGATACCCAAGGAGTTGAAAGACTCAGAGCAAGTCAGCGTTAACGCTTGGATATGTAACGGTAAAGTCCTACGCTTGGTGCTGAACCCATTTAAACCAGCACGTATACCTTACTACGCTGTACCTTACGAATTAAACCCATACAGTTTCTTTGGTGTAGGCATAGCTGAAAACATGGATGATACCCAGACGCTTATGAACGGTTTCATGCGTATGGCAATAGATAACGCTGCACTGTCAGGTAACTTGATTATAGAAGTTGACGAGACTAACCTAGTGCCAGGACAAGACTTATCTGTGTATCCTGGTAAGATATTCCGTAGGCAAGGTGGTGCTCCAGGTCAAGGTATCTTTGGTACAAAGTTTCCTAACGTAGCTGGCGAGAACATGCAACTGTTTGATAAAGCAAGGGTGTTAGCTGATGAAAGTACAGGATTCCCAAGTTTCGCGCACGGTCAAACTGGCGTCAGTGGTGTGGGGCGTACTGCTTCTGGTATCTCTATGCTTATGTCTGCTGCTAATGGTTCTATCCGCAATGTTGTAAAGAACGTAGATGACTACTTAATTGGTCCTATAGGTAGGGCTTTCTTTTCATTCAACATGCAGTTTGACTTTGACACAGAAATAAAAGGTGACTTAGAAGTTAAAGCATCAGGCACAGAAAGCTTGATGGCTAATGAAGTACGCTCACAACGCTTGATGCAGTTCATGGGTGTAGCATCTAACCCAGCGCTTATGCCTTTTGTAAAGAGTGACTACATCATACGTGAGATAGCTAAGAGCATGGACTTAGACCCTGACAAAGTTACTAACTCTTTGAGTGATGCAGCTATACAAGCAGAGATACTCAAGAAGTTTCAACAGCCACCACCTGCCCCACCAGAGGGAGCACCACAAGGACCACCAGCACCACCCTCACCAGGGGCAGCACCAGAGCAAGCAGGAGTAGGCGTAGCTGACACTACAGGCGCTGGAGGTGGTAACATAGGCACAGGAACAGCACCAACTCCAGGTGAGCAAGGGTTTACTGGAACATGACAATAAAAAAACTAGTAAACGATAAACCGTTATGGGATGCTTTCTTAGAGAACATAAACGCAAAGATAGTAGTATCACAGAAAAAACTAGAACATGAAACTTCTATGGAAGGTATATATCGTGCTCAAGGTGAATTAGCTGCACTACGTAGGTTAACTTTTTTGAGGGATGAAGTAAATGGCAAATCCGTATGAAGCCTATCAACAGATGGCTAGTGGTCTTGAAGAAGCTGGCGTAGGTTTATCTGGAGATAAAACGTACACAGAAGAAGCTGAAGATATACAAAGCGCATACGAAAAGTCTCAAGCGTTAGCTGGTAGTGATGACAGCGATAACAAAACTTCTACGGTAACGTACTACGATGACGATAAAAAAGAATCAAACACTATATCAATAAAAAACGAAGATGCTGTTGTACCTTTAAAAGATGAAAAAGGTAATGTTATAGGCACTATTGATACTACCAAAGGTGCAGTTGATCTATATTCTACGGATGAAGGACTTTATGAAGGATTAAATATAAAACTTTCAAATAACGTTCCAGTTTCTTTAGGTCTACTTACACTTGAAAATATGCCAGATGGTAAACAAGGTGTAACCGCAAAAATAGGAAATACTGATTTAAAAGCTTTTGCAGAAGGTGAAGTAGATTTTTTTAAAAAAGATGCACCTATAGATTTAAAAGCTGGCTTTTCTATAGATTCAAAAAAATTAACAAGGTATTTAAAGAAGTTAGATGCGTTTATGACTCCGCTTGGTCAGCTTGGAAAACGTGCAGAGGGAGGTTCTATTATGAATAAAGAGCCTATGCAAATGGAGATGGACTTGATACTAAGTAAAACAAAAGACCCTGTTAGCGGTAACGTTGCTCCTCTTGGTGCTACACCAGAAGAAGTACGTGATGACGTACCTATTAATGCCAGCCCTAACGAGTTTATGATTAACGCTGCAACTAGACGTTATTACGGCACAGACTTCTTTGAGGAGTTACAAAAGTCTGCAGCAGAAGGTTGGGAACGTATTAAACAAGGTGAAGAGTCATACTTCAGAGATGACGAACTTGAAGTAGAAGATGACGAAAAAGGACAAGACAAACCTCGCATAGGTATGGATGAGGGTGGAGAAGTGCCTTTTGAAGTGCCTAAACCAGTAGGTGGTGGCTTTGGTGGCTATGGCGGCACTGGCGCTGCTTTTACAGGATTTGAATTGAGAACATTCACTGATCCTAATGATCCTAATAAAAAAATAAAGATAGCTTTTTTTAATGGTAGGCCAATAACTCGCATACCTAAAAACTTTGTTGAAGGTGGAGAAGAAGCTGCTGAAACTGCTGCAGCACAAACAACTCCACGAACTGATACAAAAGACAGGCGTGAGATAGGTTACGAGCTAGAGACTACTTATAGAAATAAAGATGTAGATGATTGGAAACAATATGATTATGGACAGTACTACTC